CTACGGGTGATGTAAAAAATATAAAGGTAAGTCAGGAACTTATTGATGAGGTCCTTTTTTCTTAACGTTACCCCAACGGTCTGTGCGTACTATAGGTTTTAAAGAATCATCTGATATGCACGGAAGTCCATCATTATGGTGTCTGTATTGTTCGTTACATACTAAACACCTTTGATGTCTGTTGTATGTACTGTCTACTTGTGCCATGAGATAATCTAATCGTATAGCAACTTCTCGACCTTTTTTGTTGATGTCGTTGTCTGTTATCTTATCCATGGGTAAACTATAATATCATAATGATAAAAACTTGCAAGGTTTGTAACAAACCTTTAACCTTTATTAAGAAGTGGAAGTTATGTAAGAATCTTGCATGTACAAAATATAACGTTAAATTGAGGAGATATGATGGGTTACGGCATGAAGAAGAAATCAAAGTCCAAGAAGAAGAATAAACGCAAATCTAAAAAAATGTACTAACATAGTTTTATGACTATAAACGACCGAGCACAACTTTCTAGTAATTTACCTAAAGCATATCAACTTGCTCCTAAAGGTAATCAGAAATGTAGCAACTGTAGTTTCTATGAGAATACAGGCAATTGCTCATTATGGGATGCTATTGTGCAACCATTTGCTTGGTGTAAGAAATGGAAGGGGGTAGTTAATGCCACCTAAGAAAAAACCTAAAAGGAAACCTATTAATGCAAAAACTAAATCCACACTCCAAAAAAAGGCAGCTAATTCAAAATACACCTATGGACAACTTGCCTCCGTATATCGAAGAGGACAAGGAGCATACTTATCATCAGGTAGTAAGTCAGCTTCCATGGCTGCTTGGGCTATGGGGAGAGTTAATTCTTTTATTAGGGGTGGTCATTCTCAAGATAATGACTTAAAGAAGAAAGGTGGTAAGAAACGTGCCTCCAAAAAAAAGAAGTAAACGTAAGGTTAAATATGAAAAAGGTGTACCTGCTAAGTACCTTAAGAATAAAAAAAATTCTAAGTCTTCTGTTGCACGGGAGATTAAAAGTACATCTGCCGCTTATAAAGCAGGAAAGTATATTAATTTGAAAAAAGTACAGAAATCAAGGGCTGTTAGGAAAAAGAAATAATGGCTATTAATTATAGAGGAGAAAAGTTTTCAGGTTATAACAAACCTAAACGTACACCTGGACATAAAACTAAATCACATGCTGTACTTGCTAAACAAGGCAATAAAGTTAAGTTAATTCGTTTTGGACAAAAAGGTGTTCAGGGTGCAGGTAAAAATCCTACATCTGCTAAACAGAAAGCTAGACGTAAATCTTTTAAAGCACGTCATGCTAAAAATATTAAAAAAGGTAAGATGTCTGCAGCTTACTGGGCTGATAAAGTGAAATGGTAAATGTAGTATGTGCTGTACCTGAGTGCAGTAATTTACTTCCTAAAGGACAGAGAAAATTTTGTTCTGATAAATGTAGACAGTTAGTAGATAAAAGAAAATGGCGAGCTAAACAAAATGGTGAAGTTTATATTCTTGAAGAAAAGAAAACTAATCTTAAAGCTAAAGAGCCTAAGAAAAAAACTACAGCTAAAGATGGACGGGTTTCTGCTAGACGTGGTGATGTATACGAAAGGTTTGTTAAAGATGGATTGGTCCAGGAAGTCCTTCAAGATGATATATCAAGAGATGATGCAGCTAAAATACTTAAAGTATCTAAAGCACAGATATCAAGATTTCTTGCAGCATATCAAGAAGATTTAGAATCAGAAAAAGCACAAGCTGATTGGGATGTACCTGAACAAGCTGTTGAAGCATTAGAGTCATTTGTAGAATTTAGAAATAGATATTTTTTAACGGAGAAGGGTATTCCATTTGAAACTGCACCATTCCATATGGAGTGGATTAATTCACTTAACAAAGCTATAGAAGAAGGTGGACAGCAAATGATACTGTCACCTCCACGTCATGGTAAGACTGAATTGTTAATTCACTTTACTATTTGGCGTATTATGAAAAATCCTAACATAAGAATTATGTGGGTAGGTGGTAATGAAGATATTGCAAAAAACTCAGTGTCTTCTGTAATAGATACATTAGAGTCAAACGAAGGACTTAAAGAAGATTTTTGTGGACCAGGTGGTACGTTTAAACCTAAAACAAGAACTGGTAAATCTTGGTCACAAAATGGTTTTACTGTATCTACAAGAACAGTACACGGTATTAAGTCACCAACGCTTATTGGTATAGGTAAGGGTGGTAAGATACTTTCTCGTGACTGTGATTTAATTATTGCAGATGACATTGAAGACCACGCTTCTACTGCACAACCACGTGCAAGACATAATACAAAAAACTGGTGGACAACAACGTTGGCATCACGTAAAGAGGAACATACAGCTATTATTGTTATTGGTTCAAGACAGCACCCTGATGATATCTATAGTTCCTTATTAGATTCAGAAGCATGGGAAACTATCGTAGAAGAAGCACATGATTCAGGTTGTCAAATACCTGAGTTAGAAGAAGAAGAACACGTAGACTGTATGCTATGGTCAGGATTTAGAACATACAAATGGTTAATGTCAAGACGTAGAGATGCTATGACTACAGGTGGTTTACAAAGATTTGAAATGGTTTATCAAAATAGACCAGGAGAAGGTGGAGCATCTATTTTTAATGTAGAAGCAATTACAGAATGTATGGACAATACGCAAGTAGTAGGAAAGATACCAAGAAACTCCTATTTAGTTGCAGGACTAGACCCTGCAGCATCAGGTTATCAAGCAGCATTTTTATGGGCAATATTAGATAATGGGGAAGATTCTCTATTACAGATGATAGATATACAAAATAACAAAGGTGGTGGTATAGAAGAAGCATTACAAGTTATTAAAGAATGGCACAAAATGTATAACTTATATCACTGGGTTATTGAAGAAAACAACTTTCAGAAAGCTATACGTCAAGACCCTAGGATAAAAGAATATGCAAATGTAAATGGAATTATTCTTGAAGGACATGAAACCTATAAAAACAAATGGGATAGTCACTTTGGTGTAACTTCTTTAGCTCCTATGTTTCAAGATAAACTAATTGTTTTGCCATACGGTAATACAGAGTCACAGATTAAATCTGAAATGTATAGGAAACAGTTATCTTATTTTTCTGCCAAACGGAAAAATGTATACAAATCTGATATAGTTATGGCAAGTTGGTTTCCAATTAAGGTTTTGCGTAAGTTGCAAAAAGCTCATTATTCTGATATGGGAATTGACTACACTCCTAGCTATGATGGCTTTGATGTAGTAGAATGGAATGACGCTCCATGGAGATAGATTGTTAGTAGAAGATATTTTAAATAGAACCACGCATCTTAAAGAAATGCATGATGAAGCTCTGCCTGATAGAGCAAGGTTTAGAGCAATTATGAATGGTGGGGAACAAGGACTAGCAGCATTACTCGGTCCTGCACTAAAAAATATGGATTCAGAGTTACTTCCTGCTCCAAACTTATTAGTATCTGCACTAGACAGACTAGCTCAGAAGATAGGTAGAGCGCCTGCTTTAGATGTTCATATCACAAACCCTAGAGATAGTGAAAGAAATAAAAAGAAAAAAGATAAGTTAGAACGTGTAGTTACTGCTTATGACCAGTTTCAAAATTTAGATTTACAATTACCACAAGTTGCTAGATGGCTACCAGGTTATGGATTTGCTGTATGGGTTATTACTACAAAGACAGACCCACAAGGTAATGTATATCCAACAGCAGAACTAAGAGACCCTTACTCTACATTTCCTGGATATCAAGGTGCTAATCAAATGGCAGAAGAACTTGTATCAATTAGAAAAGTACCAGGAGAATATCTAGTAGAAATGTATCCTGAACTTAAAGGTTGGTTTAATGACCAAGGTCGTAAAACAAATGAACCTTATAACTTTGTATCAGGCTTATATACAAATCCAGGACAAGATGGTTCATGGGAAAATCAAAATGAATCAGGTGAAGTTATTGTTGAATATATTAATCCTGAAGGTACATACATAGTACACGTAGCGTCAAAAACTATAGTCGACTTTGTACCTAATCCATTGAAATCAGGACCTGCATTTGTTTGTGTAAAGAGATATTCTTTTGACCAAATACAAGGACAGTTTGACCAAGTTATAGGATTAATGGCTGCTATGGCAAAGATAAACATTATGTCAATCATTGCTATGGAAGATGCTGTATTTACAGAAACAAACATAGTTGGTGAAATAGAATCAGGACAATATAGAAAAGGTAGAAATGCTATTAACTATTTGTCACCAGGTTCACAAGTTATAAAACCAGTAACCAACTTACCGTATCAGTTGTTTGACCAAGTATCAAGACTAGAAAGACACCTAAGAACAGTCGCAGGTTACCCAGTACAAGATGACTCTATATCTCCTAATAGCTTTGTAACAGGTAGAGGATTAGAAGAACTACAAGCAGGTATTGGAGCTATGGTTAATGAATATCACAAAGTATTACAAGTTGGTATACAACAAATAGATTACAAAAGATTAGAGCTTGATGAATTAGTTTTGAATAAACGTAAACCTTTAGTAGGTACACTACGAGGTTCAGCGTTTGCTGAAAACTATACACCAGGTACAGATATTGATGGCAACTATCTTACAAGACGTAAGTATGGTGCTATGGCTACATTTGATGAAGCAGGAAAAGTTATTACAGGTTTGCAATTATTACAAGCAGGTATTATAGACAAAGAGACTATGCAACGTGAAATGGATGGACTAGATGATTTACAAGCTATTAATGAACGTATTACAAAAGATAAAGCAGAAGAAGTTATGTTTCAATCTTTGTTAGCTAGAGCTAGTAACAATGACGCTAAAGCACAAATGGCATTAGTTGAGATATACAATAAACCAAATTCTATAGGTCAGATACTTAAAAAGTTTTTTACAGCAGAAGAACCACAACCAAACCCTGAAGAAGCAATGATGGCAGGAATGGGTGGACCATCACCTCAAGCAGGTGGACCTCCTCCTAATCCACAAGATGTATTAAGTCTTTTACAACAAGGAGCGTAATGGCAGACAATATGGAATTTGATAGGACTAACAGTCTCTTTCATCAAATTATTATGGCTGAAGATTGGGAAGTAAACAAAGTTGATGTAGCTGAGCTATACTTAAATGACCAACTACAAGAAGACAATAGTGTTGAAGAGTGGAAAGACATGAATGGCATAACAGTTGTTTATGTACCAGGATTCGGTAAATTACAAATGGTATGGATAGAGGACGATAATGACACGAGGAGTTAAAAAAGGTGCATTTGCAATAGATGCACAAAGAGGAGAAGGTTCAGCAGCAAGAGAAGCTGCACTTAGAGGTGCACCGTTGCTACCTGAAGATAGAGCAGCTATGACTGAAATGCCTGTTAACATGGAAAGACCTCCTCAACAAGCTCAACAAAACATACAAGCACAACAGTTGATGGGAAATGCATTTGGAGCATCTAACGATACAACTCCAATGATGCAACAAAGTCCAACGTTTGATGAATTTGAAATCGTTGACCCAGGTCAAGCATCAAACACGAATATGATACTTGCAGCTATAAACGATTTACTGGGAGGTAGTGAAGAAGCAAGCGCTATGATAATATAGTTATGGCATTTTACGCTTACGAACCACCTGACCTCGAAGAAGATTACATAAATAAATCTAATGAACGAGAACAAAAATATAATGCTATCAAACAAACTATTCAACAAAAACCTCAAGTTGGTAATAATTTAGAAGACATTGTAAATAAATGGGGTAACGTTCTACCTAAAGACATAATGGTTGGTAGTGCCTTAATGGGTTTTTCTTCTGTATCTCCTGAAGTAGGTTTACTGTTAGAAAGATACGAAGAGTTAGAAAAAGAAAAGAACTCAAGTTTTTGGGAAAAAACAAAAGCAGCAGGTAGAGGACTTGTAAGAAATGCTTTTGTTGGTATGGATTCTTTAGCAGAAGCTACAGTTAAAAGACCTTTTCAGGCATCAGCACGTTCATTAATAGACAATGGAATGAATGTAAACCTAGCATATTTACACACACTTACAAACTTAGTTGGTTTAGATAAACCAATAATGGAAATGACAATGGGTGGAGAAGCCTACGGTAATTTTCGTAAAGATTATGAAACAGCTAAAGATGAGCTAGGACCTACAACTGCAGGATATGCAATACAAGAAATGGCTAAAGGTAATAGAGTAAACCTAGGACGTGGATATTTTGGTAACTCTACACTTGCTAGAGATACTGATATATATAAAGAACTATCACAATCCATATCAGACCCGCAACAATTAGCTGCAATAGAGAAAGTTATACAGGGACAACTTGGTTTTGATATAACAGGAACACAAAGAGAAAAGTTAGAATCTAATAAATATCGTGGTGTAACTATAAGTCCTGGAAGAGTAGCTGCTGTACAAATGGCTGAACCAGGAACAGATAGGTTTAAATTTATATCAGGTCTTATTGATGGTGCTGTTACTTTAGGATTAGACCCTGCAAACCTTGCAGGTGCATGGGTTGGTAAACTCGGTAAAGCAGGTAAAGCATTTTCTGTTGGTGAAAAAGTATCTAGTGGAGGCAATGTAGGAGCAAGAACTCTTATAGGTCAAGGCAATAGATTGTTTCAAACAGTTAAAGTATCAGATGAAGCAGTTACTGCTAATGTCTTTAAAATGTCAGATGCTGCTCAGTATAAAAATGTTGTAGGTGTTGATGTAGGAGAAACAATACTTCGTGGTGACATCACATACACTATGGATGAATTAAATGAAATTGCTAGAGCCAATGGTAGAAAAGGCGCACAGATAAACAACAGTAGACAGTATCAGGAATTTTTAAGAGCTAATCGTTATGGTGAAGGTTATACACGTGGTGTAGATGACAAGTTTGTACACAATATAAAATTTTATGACAATGCAGAACTTCGTAATGGAAAATTTACAGAGGGTTTAAGAACAGGAACTGGTGGTAGTTTTGTAGACAACGCAATATTAAACATGAATGGTAATAAGATGGCTGACTTAGTAAATCTAAACAAAGTTAAAAATAATAAATTTGCATTGTTTTTAAACAAATATGGTACTGATGTTACTTTTGATGAAGAAGTTGGTAGAGCTGTTTTAAAGTGGATAGATGCAGACGAAAGTCATATAAAAGAATTTTATAAATGGTTTAAGTCTGACCACAAGTGGCAAGCTAAACAATTCGACACTATGGATGAGCTGATAGATAATACTATACTCCATGAGCTAGCACACACTTGGATTGCTAAAGGTAAGTCACCAAAACAATTTGCATTAGATAAATCTATTTGGAATCCATTAAGCAAGTCTGCACGAAGACAAAGAAGAGATAAAGCCTACACTAGGTGGAACAAAGATAGAGACCCACAAAGTGTAATGGGATTAAAGTCTCAATGGGATTTAGAACGAGATGTTGAACAAATGGTTACTAACTTTAAGAATAGACATATAGCAGATATTGAAGGTGCTAAAAATGCATCAGGATTACAAAAGTTTTTAAAACCATCACTAAATAAAACAGATTTTGAAGAATGGCATATGACAACAGGTAAAGCTATTTATCAATTTATATCAGATGGTGTAACTAATAAGTCATTAGATTACGAAAGTTTAAGACAGCTTATGCCTGAAGCTAGTCCTTCTACTTTACAAGATATATTAGAAAATCCTAATGTAGGAAATGTATCAGAAAGTATTGCTAGAGAAGTTAGAACTGGTGGTATAACAAAACGACTAGACCCATATAGCTATGCTTTTAAAGGTAGCGTATCAAGAAATGCAGGAAAGTTATTAGGTAAGGCAGGAAGAGTTGCAGGTGACGGTAACTTAGTAGATTTATCTGATATGGGTAACTTTTTAGGAGTATCTGCTGTAGCTAAAAGAACTTTTAAAGATACTGCTATTGCTAGAATATTTGGTCAGGTTAGTCCTACATTCATTACTTCTGCTTCACACACACAAGGACTAAAAGAAATGGAAAAACTTATAAAGTCTTTACCTTTTGAAAAGAACATTAAAGAAGATTTATATAAAAAACTTGCAACTACAGATGCAGCTATATTAGGTCAGTTTGCTGAACAGGGTACATACTCAAAACTAAGACAAACCGAGGAATTTTTTAAACTACTTATTGGAGACGGTACACCAAAGAATGCAGGTGTATTAGGAGAACTACAAAAGATGATGACATCTCAAGGTTTTCCTGGTCCTTTAGCAGGTGGTATTACAAAATTTATTGGAGAGATAGATGATGCTAGAAAGTATTGGGTATCTTTAGTAGGAGAACATATCGTTGATGTTGGTTTCGGTACTTCTAAAACATCTACAAAAGCAGCAGATACAGCATTTGATATGATTAAAACAGAACTTGATTTAGAAAAACTTGAAGGTTTAGCTAGAGCAGGTAAAGCTGATGAGATTGCTGAGTTTATGGTTACACTAGGTAATCAAGAAATAGCACAACCTACTGCAATGCTTATGTCAGAAATGCTTGTAGGTAATATTCCTTTGTTTGATACCAATGAAGTATTTAGAGTTTTAGGTACATATCGTAACTCTCTGTTAAAAATTTCAGGTTTAAGTACATTAACTGGTCTTAAAAGATTAGACTTACCACAGCTATTAGGTAAACAACTAGATAGAAACCCTGTATTGTCTTTAGCTAAAACTAATGATGAGTTTAAAAAGTTCTTATCTAATTGGGAATTGCCAGTTAAAGCACCTTCAGATAAGAAAGTTAAACAGTCTTACATTCGAGAGTTACAACTTAAAGCTAAACAAGAAGTTATAGAACAATATGAAAAAATATCAGGAACTACTTTAAATGCTAAAAGCTCAGATGAGATTGCTGAACTTATTGATGATGAAACATTTGAGATACTTAATCAATTAACAACACCAACACAAATAAACACAGCACTCAATGTAGGTAACATTTCTTCTAATGCTGTTACTAAGAATGTAGCGAAATTATTTTATTCACAAAGAGCTACAGATGAAGGTGTAAAACTTGTTAACAAAGCATACATACGTTGGGCAAACAACGTAATGCAACAGGCGTGGAAACCTTTTACATTGTTAAGATTTGCGTGGACAACAAGAGTTATTGCAGAAGAGCAATTAAGAATGTTTGCAGCAGACATGACTAATGTATGGTCACATCCTGTATCTCATATGAGTTATGTTCTTAAACCTGACAGTAATTTAGTAAAGAATATAAGTAAGGCTTTAGATGTATTACCTTTTCCTGATGACGTAAGACTTGGAGAGAAGTTTGTAGCAGGATTAAAAAAAGGAGAAGTAGACATTTTAGGTAGAAAGATGTCAGATGAACTTTTATTTAAACAAGCAATGTCAAGAGGTTCTAATGGAATTATGATGCGTAAAGCATCTTCTGTAGATAGATTCTTTAAAACTATTAAAAGAGATTCTGTTACTAATAGTACTAAAAGCCGTAGACAATATGCTAAAGGTTGGCTAACAGAAATGACACAACTTGCTGATGATGAGTTAATGGTTGTTATTGCTAATGTACTTGCAGATAATGGTCAAGCTACAAGAACACCATTTAGAAACTTAGATGAATTAGGAGACTACTTAACAGGTAATTTTCCTGCAGAAAGATTAGCTGTATTAGATAATACTAAATCTGCACAAGCAGCTAAGAAAACATTTATGGAATGGACTAATAGTGGTGATGCCATAACTAATACAGGTAGGCAAATGATTCGTGGTGACAAAGACAGAACTATGGAGTTACTGCAATCATACGCTGCTAGATTGTATGACAAAGTAGGTGGTGGTGGTGGATTTAAAAAGTATGTACAAAACCCAAAACTTGACCCTGATAAAATACCTAATTTATCTACAGTATCTTTTGAAGAAGCATTAGAAAAAGGATACATTGTTGAAATAAATAAAGGTGTAGTTTATAAAAACCCAGGAGCAAATGATGGTGATTTACCTATACGTATGTTGTATGAACTTACTCCAGGAGATAAAACATTTCAATACATAGAGTGGATTGCTAATAGAAAGCTAATGATAAACACTAAGACTAGAAGTTTTGAAATGCCATTGAATGGTCTTAACACTGATAAACAATTTGATACAGGTGTAAAGATACTTAGTGACTATGCAGAGAATGGACCTGACGTAGTGAAAGTATCTAAGAAGATGATTAATGATGTAGATGTAAATTCATACAATGGAATTATTGAAAGATTGTTTGATACTTTTATGTCAGTGCCAACAAACAAACTATCAAGAGCGCCTGCTTTCAAACAGTTTTATTATCGTAACTTAGAAAAGATGGCAGATAGATTTGAAGCAGATACTTTAGCAGAGCTATACAAGAACAAAGATATCATGGAAGCTATGCCTAAATCTACTAGACAATATCTTGACCAGTTAGTACCTAAATCAAAAGGTACTGGTGTAGGTGTAGATGAGTTAGAAAGTATTGATGATTTTCTTAAAGCTACAGCATTATCAGAAACAGAAGAATTACTATATAGCTTAAACAATAGGTCACAGTTCACACAGGCTAATGCATTGCTTTTCCCATTCGCTGAAGTACATTTAGAAATTGCTAAAACGTGGACAAGATTACTTACAGAAAACCCTAGAAAACTACGTAAGTTACAAATAACAACAGATACTTTAAAAGAAGGCAATCCATTTAACTTTGACTTCTTAGGTGGAGATGCAGCAGATGATAAGCCTATGGTATATACTGATGAACTTACAAACGAAGAAGTATTTGTATTTCCATTAGTAGACCCTATACTTAGAAACTTTTTCCAAAATGTACAAAGTAGAGACCTAGGTGGACAGCAACCTAGAAGTGAAGTAAACCTTAGAGCTGTAGGATTTACGTCATCAGCAAACATAGTTGCAGGTGGTTTAGTTCCTGGAGTAGGACCTGTAGCACAGATAGCAGCAAAAGCAATTATGCCTAATATGAAAGAAACTTCTGCATTATATGAGTTTATATTTCCTTTTGGTGAACCATCAGGTAATGCTGTAGAACAAGCAGCAGATTACTTATTACCTGAATGGCTACAAAAATTAGGTTCTGCAATAAGTACAAGTCCTGAGTCTTGGTCAAGAGCTTACTCTAATACACAGAAAGAAGTACTAAGAGCTAAGTTAGTTAGTGGTGCTATAGAACAAGGTCGTGAACCAAGAACACAAGATGAGATGAATAAGATTTTACAGAGAACAAAACAAGATGCACTTGTTATGCATTTAATTAAATCAGCAGCACAGTTTACTTTTGTGTCTCCATCATTTAGATGGGAGCTAGAGGTAGAACCTGGAAGAAGTATGCATGTAGACCCTAAGTATTTGCGAGATAGAGGTATAGACCCTGAAGGTAGAATATTTGGATTTAATGTTTTACAAAGTGTGTACGGTAGATTACTTGGAGAATACGAGGATGAAGTTATAGCTACTCAAGTATTTACACAATTATTTGGTACTGACCCAACCGCATTGATTATTTCAAAGTCAAAAGAAATAAGAAGAGTACCTTATACAGATGAAGCATTAGATTATGCAATGGACAATGAAGAAAAATATAAAATTTATCCTGATATGTTTTACTATGTAAGACCTGATATTGGAACAGATGAATTTATTATGGCATCTTGGGTTAACTCTTTTGATGACAATTATCTAGGAGATTATTCTGCTAGGACAGACTTAGACTTAGGAGAGTGGGCGCAATTACACAATCAAGCTGCAGGAAGAATGGCTCTTGAAAGATACAGAAGAGTTATAACTGACCCAAATAGTCCACAGTTTGTACCAGACGAAGCTATTAGAGGGATTATGGTTACGACATACAAAGATACTTTAGCTGATTATTTTCCTGGTTATTTAGAAAAACCTAGAACAGAAAGTCCTACAGACTTAGGAACTAAACTAAAACAGTTGTATCAAATGTCTGAAGACCCTGATTTACAGAATGAAGAAGTTATAAAAGGGTTAAAGATATGGCTAGAAAGTTATGATAATATACTTACAGTACGTTCAACAGAGACAGGTAGACCTGGTTCTGACCCAACAAATGCTAATTGGTATTTAGCAAGAGACCAATTAAGATTAAAAGGACAAGAGATATCTAAAGCATATCCTTTGTTTAGCTTTTTAAATGAACAAGTTTTGGATAGAATACTCAGAGAGAATGAAGAAGAGTTGATAAGATACGGCTATACTTATAACCAACAATTATATAAGGCAGACCAATAATGTGGAAACTAATTTCTAAAGTATTATTTACAAACTCAGGTGCAGTTTCAGAATTTAATGCATCTACTTCTACTGATTACTCTAAAGCATTATGGTATAACACTGATACAGGTGAAGTAAGAAATGCAGTAGATACAGCAGGAATACCTATTACCGACTATACATTATTTGAACAAAGAGTAGAAGAAGGACAAAGAACTGGTGGAGCTGTAGGACCAGGTCAATCTCCAGGACCTGAAGTTGGTACAGGTGCAGTTATACCTAGAGCTTTAACACCAAAAGAAATTGACCAAGCTGTTAAAGAATATTACACAGACCCTAACTATAAACCTCCATACGGATTTGTAATTAATGATGATGGGGAACTAGAAGAAATGGAAAAGGATGAAGAAGGAGAGTATATTTTTCCTGGACTCAACGACCCTGTTGCACCACTTACACCTGATGATGCTATACAGCTTAGGCTAGGTACTCAGGGTGTAACACAGTTTTTAGGATTTGAAGGAACTTTGGGAACACCTTTAGGATATAAAGGTGCAGGTGAGGGATATGGTGACAATCCTGTGTATATCACACCACTAATAACAACCCTGTTTATGGACGATATGTTAGGAGAACAATACGTTCGAGACTTACAAACTAAGTTAGTTAAATCAGGTTATCTTGTTGGTGGTTTTGATACTGGAACAATGGACGCACCTACAATAGCAGCTATATCTGCATCAATGACATCACACAACCTTGAAGGTAGAGTGCCGTATTTTGATGATGGTTTTGCTATAGAAGGTGCGTTACTTACTTTATCTACAACAGTAGGAGTAACCGAACAAGGTGATGTAGTAGAACAAATTATAGACCCTTCCACTGGACAAATTATTTATTCAGGAGATGCAGTAAAACAATATAAAAGTCAATTCGCATTTACAGAAGACAAGAAAAGACAAATTAGAGATTTTTATTTTAATGAATTAGATACAGATGTTAATGATTTAGAAGAACGTTTATTAGATAACTATACAGTAGATGTACCTAAGTATGACACTGAGTCTGCAGGATACATAGCTATGAATGCAGTACGTAATTACTTTGGTGGTGCAGATAAAATTAGTTTTACACAAGCTCAGTCTTTAGCAGGAGTTGTCAATTCGTTACTTGAAGTAACTAAACGTGATATGGATGGAATGGTTACACAAAACATTAAACAAGATATAGATGCACAAGTTGCACAGTTAGGTTATGACGGATGGTTGGATAAGTATGGAAGTGAAGAAGGATACAAACAATCTCTTAAACAACAATATCCTTATGCAGATGACCAAATGTTAGATACATTAGTTTCTACAAAGATGAAAGAGTTTAGAGTTGAGACAAGTCAAGAACTTGGACCTTCAGCAACACCAGGTAATCCGTTTGCATTAACAGGACAGAATGAGAGATTTTCTGCATTATTTAATGGAAGGCTCAATAGAGCTATTGATACTATATACGGTGAAGAAAAAGATTTTTCTGCAAGACAAAGTGCATTTGATGCAGCTACAGCTAACTTTGCACAAGCGTCACGTAGTCTAAGAAATCTAGGTAGAGGAGCATAATGGCAAAGGTAACTGCTCAAGAGATTGTAAAATATTTAGAGAATGCAGGAGCTTTAAAAGAAGATATCCCTACATTAGTTATGACTGCTTTTTATGAATCAAACTTTGATACTGAAGCACAGAACAAAGATACAGATTCTATAGGTTTATTTCAAATAAATGCAAGTGTTTTTTATGATGACAATAATCAACCTGACCCATCATTAAGTAAATTTTTTAAATCTACAGGTAATACATTATCCGAATCAGATTTTGAAGAAGCATTGAAAGACCCACAGTATAATGTAAACTTTGCGATATCCTATTTGAATGACGTAAAAGCTAATCCTGAACAATTTCCTATGGTTAGGGATAATAACAATAATCCTTTCTCAGTATGGGAAGGATACCTAGATTATGTAGAACCATATCTAAATGGTCAAATGCCTAAAGGTAGAGGCGATAATCCCGCAGGACAAAAGTCAGATGTTATTGCAGGTATTAATGCGTATGTTGATGCATTCTATAGTACGGGTTCAGAAACACTAGGAGAAGAACCACAAGCCTCAGATGCACCTGATATAGAAGCACCTGAAGTTGTTGGGTCTGGTGATTTCAGAGGTGGTCTAGGTCAGGAAAGAAGAATTAAAAACTTTACGAAAAGAGAGATAGTATCTTTTGAAAGGTCTAGGGATAAGATTGCACAGAAAATTAATCCTTCAGACCCTACTAATCCTGAGACTATAAGACAATCTTCATTGATGTTAGCTAGCTTAAAAGGATTAGATACAGCAGAAATACCTATAGATGTACGTTCTAATTACTCAGAATTAGATACAGTTATACTAAACTTTTTAGGAGAGCTTAGTAAGAAAAAAGTAGAAGGTGCTAAATAATGTCAGAAAAAGATTTCAGTTTATCTCAAGAAGAGTTAGATAAAATTCTTAAAGATGCTTTAGATGGCGCTCCTCCAATAGAGGATATGCCTGTAGCTGATACATTAATAAAAGGTGATGATGGTTTGTTTTACTTTGTATATACATTAAAAGCAGAAGACATAGATGGTCTTGACCAAGATGTAACAGTGTATTACACAGACACAACAAACTATAAACAAAGTTTTACTACAGGTAATGTAGATGATATAAAAGCTAGTGGATTATTCTTTGGAGATTTATCTGAAGTAGATACAAGAATGAAAGGTAGAAACCCTCTTAATCTATTGTTAGATGATTTAAAAGATGAGCTTAAACTAAATGATTATATTCTTAAAGCTGCTGAGTCTGATGGTAACTTTAATGCAGTAGGAGTATTTTTAGAATCTTTATTCGAGGGAAGACCTGCAGAGTACAAGGATTATGCTATTGCTAGTGATTACATAAATGCTTTATCAGGAGACCAGTTAGCATACTTTAAAGCTCAGGCATTAGGTACTGACCCTCAAGCCAATGCAACTTTAAGAAGACTACAAGATAATGCAAAGATAGAACTTGCAGGATTAGTTTCTAAGTATGCACAGTATGAAGTACCACAAGATGTATTAGATTATTTATATGACCAAAGAGTTAAAGGTATTCTTACAAAAGAATCATTAGCTGAACAGTATAAGTTATTAGTATTTCCTGAAATTCCAGGATTTAGAAATGACGATATTGTTGAGTTTATGTCAAGTAGAGATATATCTATACCTGATAACTTAGCTTACATTGATAAAGCTAAAGACCAAGTGAATGCAAAAGTAGGACCGTATTTATCAGGATTGTTTACAGATGATGACTATAGAACATTTAGTAATGTTTTAGCTGAACCTAATGGTTCACAGTTATTAGATGCACAACTTCAAACAGTATGGGATGAGAATGTAGCAGATAAATACAAAGGTAAAAACTATACTACCTCTGTCATTGGCATTAGAACTATGGCAAACAGATATGGTAGGCTTGATGAGACAGGTAGAGATAGAGATTTAGTTTATAATTTGTTTACTATTGATGACCCAAGTGAACAAAGAAAACAAGCAACAGCACACTTCCTTAATGTGGGAGATGAAGGTGCATTGCAAAAGATGGGTCAAGATTTAACCAAGCTAGGATTTAGTCCAGTATATCTTAGCCCGACAATAACAGGACAAGGATAATGCCATTTAACTTATTAGGACAAGAAGGACCTGAAGGTCAAGTAAACCCTGCTGCACCCGAGGCAGGAGAATACAAGTATGAAGGACCTCCAGGTGTAGGAGACAATCCTGGAATGTCAGCACCTGCAGCATCAAATACAAATGAAACTAGCACTGATACAGACGAAGGTGATGATGATTTAACTGATGACTTCAGTTCTTTGTTTGATAAACTAAAAACTTCTATAGAAAACATAGGAGCTTCTAGTACAAGCTCTCCTGATTTTGTAGCTACTCCTCAACAGATAGAAGATTTAATACCTTGGTTAGCAGGTAAAGGTAACTTGTTACAAGAGTATACCAATCAGTACATAGAGACAGGTAGTGCAGAGTTTGCATTAGCTGCAGTTAGAAACTTAGATGAGTATGCAGAGTATTATCCTGGTATCAAAAGAGGTGATGGTTCATTAAGAATGAATGAATCACAGTATGAACAAGTTCGTGAAGGTTATTATAGAATATTATTAGAGAATGATTTAAACCCTATTGTCTTTGAAGCAGCAGGTAAAGTAGCTTCATTAATTGCAGGAGATGTGAGCGTTGCAGAATTTAAGGGTAGAATAGAATCAACAAGACAAGCATTTAGAGATAACCCTATAGCAGATGAAATTAAAACTTATTATTCAGCTAACTTCGATATTGATTTGTCTGACAATGCTGTATTTGCAGCAGCACTTGACCCTGACATATCTATAGGAATATTACAAGGTCAGATACAACAAGCAGAACTAGGAGCAGAAGCTGCATTAAGAAACTTAGATTTATCTACAGAACAAGCACAAAGATTAATACAAGCAGGTATTACACAATCAGGTGGTCAAAGGTTATTTAGTAGAGCTTCAGAGTATATTCAAAGACTAAACAGATTACGTACTGCACAAGGTAGAACCACTGAGATAGGACTACAAGATATTATTTCTTCAGAAGTACAACAAGACCCTCAAGCTGTAATAGAACAACAGCGTATTCTTAATCAACAAGCATCTCTTAGCTCATTACAAACAGGTGCTAGAAAAACACAGACAGGAGAAGTTGCAGGCTTAGAAGAAGTCTAGTATACTACATGTAGTGCCTGACGAGTTCGGCACACTAAATATAGGGTCGTATTCGAGAGAACCTCCAAGGTGTTCTCTTTGTTGTTCGCAAACCCTTGTGTAACAATCCCTTTAATTACCTAGCGATTAATGTATATGGGATTTTATATGCTAGAGAAGATGGAGAATATAAATGACAGAAGAACAAATTAATACAGAATCAAATGATGATAATGCTATAGCTCAACTAAGAGATGAATACAAACGTCTCAAGGCTGAGAATAAAGCATATAAACAGAACGTTATGAACTCTGCTTTGCAATCAATCGGATTAGATGCTGATAAAGGCATAGGTAAGGCTGTGACTAAATTGTATGATGGTGAAATGAATAGTGAATCTATCGCACAGTTTGTACAAGAAGAGTTTGGTGAAGGAGTTTCTAATGTAACTAATGAGCCAGTTCAAGAGCCTACTGTTGCTGACAATGTTGTTCAAGCTCAATCACGTGTAGAGCAACTAAATAAAGTTGGAGTAGACAATAAGCCACTGGATACAATGGCTGAGTTTAAACAATTTGTTAATTCTTCAGAAACAAGTACAAAACAATCTATCGCTGCCAAATTGGCAATGATGGAGCAACAAGACAAATAATTTAGGAGATTCAAATGGGCGCAATAACAACCCCTGACCCAATCTACACAAGCGATATAAATAATTTTCAAGGAGAATTATTTCGTGTAGGTGGTCAAAGAACACCTTTCTTATCTGCAATAGGTGGTTTGTCAGGCGGAGGAAAAGTAATACAATCTACTTTCTTCCAATTCCAAACTGCTGATAACGAGACAATCTCTTCAGCACCTACAGAAGGAACTGAAGGCGGACAGCCAACAGAATACCTTGGTAGAAATAGAGGAGCGTATACTCAGGTTACGCAGATATTTCATAAAGGTGTAAAAATGTCATACACAGCTATGGCAGCTTACAACCAACAAAATGCCTTTGATTTAGGCGCAGCAGGATTCAACACCTCAGACGGTGATGGAACACTTACTGCTGCAGACAAGTTAGCTCTTTTCGGAGGTAACCCAATAACAGACGAACTAGCAGAACAACTAGAACTTGCATTAGAAAAAGTTGCTAGGGAAGTAGAATACTTCGCTATCAATGGTACTTTTGCAGATGGTGTTCATGCTTCTAACCCTATTGGCGACAATAGAACATTTAGAGGACTTGCAGCTCATACTGCGTTGAATGGTGGTAACACTTACTTCAACACAAGTACAGAAGCTACAGGTGGTACTGCTAAGAAACTCGACTGGGATGGCGTAGCAAAATCATTAAAGACACTTTATGATGCTTCAGCACCAGTTAAGAATCCAGTCCTATTGGTTAACTCAGCTAACATGTTAGAACTTAACAAGCAGCTACATAACCCACAATCAGGTGGTACAACTGCTGCTGTTCTTCCAAGAGACAGAAATGTAGGAGGTATCGACATTGATACTATCATTACACCATTTGGCTCTATTGGAATGATGGTTCTTGACTCAAACATCTTAGGAAGCAATGATGCTTATATCGTAGATATGGCTTATGTAAGTCCTATCTTCACAAACATTCCTGGTAAAGGAACTGTTTTCGTAAGAGACATTGACCAAGACGACTATGCAAGAGTTGCAAAAGCAATCTATATGGAGATGGGAATAGACTTCGGTCCTCCACAATATCACCTTCACATAGACGAAATTGCTACTCCGTAGTAATTAATTTGAAGATTAGGGTGGAACTCCACCTCCACCCTTTTCTTCTGCTATAGTAAGGAAGATATGTACAAGACAAACGTAAAAGAAGTTTTAATAGATGTTTCTGATAACACAACTATATCTAGTGGCGTAAACACAGATGGCATGTTACTTACAGGAATAGTATTCCCTGCAGCTATGACAGGTACAGAAGTTACTTTTGATTTTTCTGTAGACAATACCAACTGGTATGATGTTGTAGAAACAGATGGAACTGCAGTAACATACACAGTCACAGCAGGTGATGTTGTAAGAGTAGACCCTAGTGGTTGGGCTTTTGCATCAAGTGGGTTTATTAGAGTTACATCAGGTAGTGCTGAAGCAGCAGACAGAAGCATAAAGTTAATATTTAGAACAGCCTAGGAGGACCAATGAGTACGACTATTGGTGACCTTGTCGATAGGACTTACCGAGAATATCTCGAACCTATGGATGACTTGGTTAGTTATACAACACTGTCGACTGGTGTAAACACTACTGCTACAGAAATTGTTTTCAATGGTGATTTGTTATCTGTTGAAGAAGAAGATGCTTTAGATGCAGGAACTATAATTGAAATAGGTCAAGAGCTTATGCTATGTAAAGACCTTAACGCTGTTACTAATACAATAACTGTAACAAGAGGTGCTAGAGGAACTGCTGCAGCAACACATACAGCAGGTGACTTAATTAAAATAGCACCACCATTTCCAAGGAAGAATGTGTTTGATGCAGTATCTGACCAAATAAAAAACTTATATCCTACACTATTTGCTGTTGAAACTAAAACAGTTACCGCAGCAGTAGGCTATGAAATACTTGGAACACACGGAACTGACGAAGATAATAATAATTATTTAGTTGCTCCTATAAAAGCAATATCACAATATACAGATTTTTCAGCTAACTCCGATTCAACAGGAATACAGTACAGAGGTGTCACAGTAGAGTTAATAGACTTACCTAATCCTTTTACATACGTAGATAGTGATGGTGTGGAAAGAACTAAAACATATACAACTGGACCAAATGTAGTAAACGCAATACAAACATATAATATACAACAAGGTCATACTGTATATGTAACATTTAAAAAGAAGTTTATAGACCCTACTGCTGAAACAGATACACTTGCAACAGTAGGATTAGAAGACGAATACGAACCAATTATTATGGCAGGAGTTGCAGCACAACTTATGTCAGGTAGAGATATACCAACAGCAACTGCAGACTACATAACAGACCAGTTATCTGTCAGTAACTTTCCTGTTGATTCTGCTACTAGAATTAGAAACTCTCTTCTTGCATACCAAAGAGCTTTAATACAACAAGCACGAAAGGACCTTAGAGCTAGATATCCTGAACCAGTTACTATCAACAGTATAAGTTACGGATAATGCCTAGAGTTCCTACAACCAATATTATCAATAACCCTAAACGATATGGGTATGATGTTCGTATAGATACATTACTTCTTAGGTCTGCAGTTGGTCCAGGAAGAGAAATGCAAATACAATCATCTGATGTACAAGAAGGACAAATAAATGTCAAACAAAACCCTGAAGATTTTACTTCTAACTTAGGTCGTATCTATTCAAGAAATAATTTTACAGGTGGACAAGGATTAGACACAGCACATAGAGCTAATGGTAGTTCTAAAGATACAACAAGATTTTGGGATAGCAAAGGTGTAGATGTATTTCATGGAGATGATGAAACTTCTTATCACATACATCTTTTATACACTACAGCAGACAAAGGTATAAACTTTTCTGCTAGTAACAATTACATGGCACAAACAACTAATGGTGACTTGTATGTTACAGACGCTACAGTAATTTATAAATCTACAGACAATGGTGTTAGTTGGTCAGCAGTATCTACAGGTCTTACTATAAACTACAACTTTACTGGTATAGCTTCAGTAGGAGATATGATATTTGCTACAACTGCAGATGGCACAAGTAACTCAGAGCTTATTAAGTTTGATGGTGTATCTACTTGGTCAGAAGAATCAACAGCACAATCTTCATCAGGAGGTTTAAATGGTGTATGGTTTGCAAAAGGACAGTTAGTATTTAGTGGAGATGATGGTTCAGTAGAAAGAGTATGGGCAGTAAGTCCATTTAATAAAACTTGGTCAGGTTCTGACCTAGCAGATGCAGATGCAATCATAACCTTTGAGGATTCACACCATGTATCACAAGTTGCAGATGCAGGTGCAGTAGTTTTAGTAGCTTCTACTAATGGAGATATATATTCACTCAAAGATGTAGCAGGAACTTTTACACTTAAAGGTCAAACAAACATACCCTTTGAAGAAGTACACTCTATAGCTGCAGCAGAAGGTATTGTATTTTTTGGTACAAAAGAATTTTCTAGGGATGTAGGTAGATTTTATCGTGCAGACTTAACAGTTGCAGATGACCTCTATGTATTAGCTAACAGACAATTAGTAAAAGAATGGGTTATCTCAGGAGTAGATACAACACCTAAACACATGTTTGTTACAAGAGATAGTGTATATTGTGGAATAAAAGAAAGTGGTAGTGAAAGTTATCTATGGAGATATTACTTACCTACTGCAGGATTTGCTAGAGATTTAGAGATGGGAGCATCAGGTCTTATTACAGGTATAACCAGTTCAAATGGTAAGTTTGTTATAGCTGTAGCAGGACAAGATATATTCTTAGAAACATCTACATACGAATCAACAGGTTATCTTATAACATCAGCAGCAGATTTCTTTACAGCAGAAAGTAAACAGTTCGTTGGTGCAGAAGTATCAACATTTAATATGCCTGATAATACAGATGTAGAGCTTAGATTCTCTACTACCTTTCAAGATTTAGATAGTCCATCTAGTACAAATTACAACCTTGCATTAAAACAAACTGAGGGAACTGGAGATTCTGAAAAACAGATAAGTCCTGTAGCAAGATATATTATAGGTAAATTAATTTTAAACTCTTCAGATGGCGTAAGTACACCTAAAGTAAAATCATTACAGTTTCGTGCATTGGCTAGACCTGAATTGGTAGTAGCACAGATACCTATAAATATTAGTGATAGGGTAGAAAGACCTAAGAGAAAACCTATAAAGGTTAAAGGTTTAGGAGATACTCTATACAATGAATTAAGGTCAAGAGAAGGTGATGCAGTCACATTACAGTTATTTGACCCTGATGAAATTATAAGAGGTGTTGTAGAAAGAGTAAGCTATCCAGTAAATACTAATGCGGAAAGAGGTTCTGTTACACAATATGCAATTATTACAGTAAGAGGAACTAGACAACCTGTAGTGTTAGAGGTTTCTAGTCAGATTGCACTAGGTGTAGGAACATTAGGTGTTATGAGATTCGGTGGATAGTTTATAGTATTATGGTAAGATAGGAAAGATATATGACAGCACAACAAATTAACTACAGTAACTTTTTTGAAACTACATTAGATGGTAATGTTGGTGCATCTGATACTAACTTAACATTATCACAAGCACCTACTTCAGATGGAACAAGTGCTATATCAGCACCTTTTTATTTAGTAATAGACCCTGATAGTGCTACCAACAGAGAAGTAATACTTATTACAGCTTCTTCAGGCGTAAATATGAGTACAGTAACAAGAGATGTAGAGGGTAGACATTCTCCTGACATATCACATTCGGATGGTACAACTGTTCGTATGGCAGTAGTTGCTGAAATGTTTGAAGATTTACATGACCAATTAGTATCAGGAACAATAACTTTTACAAATAAAACTTTTGATGCAGAAGCTACAGGAAATGCTTTATCTAATGTAGATGTAGCAAATCTAAAGTCAGGTGTACTAGATACAGACATAAGTTCTGTAAGTGGTAGTGATGACACATTGGCTTCAGCTAAAGCAACCAAGACTTATGTTGATGCACAAGTAGCAACAAAGGCAAGTCTAGGTTTAGTAATAGCTTTAGGATAATCCATGGGTATGTTACTAATGCTCAAAGAAGGTGGAAGTCTAGGAATAGACACTATAGGTAATAAACCTATAGATGAAGATATAGATTTACTTCCTGATGCAGGTATATCACTTGCATTGAGAGTAATATACGAATCACTTTCTGTGACAGGCACGACAAGTACGCAACCTCGTGCTATAGTTATGGGAGTATAGAAATATATGGAGATAAAATAAAATGGCAGAAACATTTAAGAATAAAACACTTGATGTAACTAACTCAGCACAGTCTATTTATACTTGTCCTGCAGCAACTACAGCAATAGTAATTACTCTAAGAGTAACTAATGTTGATGGTTCAGCAGATGACACAATTACTGCAGAAGTTAACGACAGTTCAGCTTCACTAACAGCAGAGATTGCACATACAATGACAGTACCTGCAGATGCTTCTTTGGAGCTAGCAGGAACTTCTAAAATTGTATTAGAAGCAGGAGATGATATAGAACTTACAGGCGGAGCAGCATCAGGCGACTTAGAAGCCTTTATTTCAGTTTTAGAAATTTCATAACAGGAGTTACTTATGGCTAAGTATGGCTATACAGGTGCTAAACCAACACAATCTAGTAGTAGCAACAGCGGCGTATTCGGCGTTAATGATGTTGTTGAATTACTTAATAAAGGTAAATATAAATTACAAACAATAGATGTATCATATCTAGTTATTGCAGGTGGAGGTAGTGGAATTGCTGATTATGGTGGTGGTGGAGGTGCGGGAGGTTATAGAAATTCCTATGCTTCAGAAACTTCAGGTGGTAATAGTTCAACAGAAACTCCATTAACCATTAATAAAGGTAGCAATTATACAGTTACAGTTGGTGCAGGTGGTTCAAGTAGTAATGGAAGTGATAGCGTTTTTGCAACTATAACATCTGATGGCGGTGGTCGTGGTGGTACTGTAGCAGCTAATGGTTTTGCAGGTGGTTCTGGCGGAGGTGGAGGTTATGATAACGCTTCAGGAACAACTGGTGGTTCAGCAACAGCTAATCAAGGTTCTAATGGTGGAAATGGACACAATGCAGGTGTCAATGGTGCATCTGGTGGTGGTGGAGGAGCAGGTGCAGTAGGTGGTAATGGTTCTTATGCTGTAGGCGGTAATGGTGGTAATGGTCTAAGTTCATCAATAACAGGTTCAGCAATCACAAGAGGTGGCGGTGCTAGTGCTAAAGGTAATACTTCATCTGGTACAGGTGGTACAGGTGGTGGAGGAACAGCTAATGGTTCGCCAGAGGCAGGAGTTGTTAATACTGGCGGCGGTGGTGCTAGAGTATTTGCAGGTGGTTCAGGTATAGTAATACTACGATATTCAAATACAGCAACAATCACAGTCGGAGCAGGTTTAACTGCAGGAACAGAAACAACAGATGGTTCAGAAAAATATATAGAAATTACAGCAGGAACAGGAACAGTGAGTTTTGCATAATGACAAATAAATCTAACGAATATGGCTATATAGGTGCTAGTCCTACACAAAGTTCTAGTGCGAATACAGGTATATTTGAAGTAAATGATGTAACAGACTTACTAAATTCAAATCAATATAAATTACAAACATTAGATGTTTCATACCTTGTTGTCGCAGGTGGAGGTTCATCAGGTACTGGTTCGTCAACTTTTCCAGGTGGAGGCGGTGCAGGTGGACTTCGTTCAACTGTAGGAAATACAGGTGGCGGTGGCTCTTTAGAAAGTGCAATTGCAGTTCCTAAGGGAAGTTCAATAACAGTCACAGTTGGAGGTGGTGCTGCAACTAATTCAAATGGAAATGACAGTATTTTTTCAACAATAACTTCAGTAGGTGGAGGAAAATCTGCATTATTAGGAGTTGCTGCGGGTTCTGGTGGTTCAGGTGGTGGAGGAAAATCTGCATTATTAGGAGTTGCTGCGGGTTCTGGAGGTTCTGGTGGTGGTGGAACTTATAATGCAACAGGTGGAGGTTCTGGAACTGCCAATCAAGGTTTTGCAGGTGGTTCTGGTTCTGGCAGTGCTGTTCTTAATAGAACTGCTGGAGGTGGTGGTGGAGGTGCAGGTGCAGTAGGTTCTCCTAATGTAGGACAGGATAATGGTGGTAATGGTGGTGTTGGTGTTATTTCAAATATTCTTCCATCTACTGATGCAACCTCTCAAAGTGTTGGCGAAGTCTCTGGCTCAGATGTTTATTATGCAGGAGGTGGAGGTGGCTCAATAGGTAGTGCCTCGACTGGTTCTGCAGGAACTGGTGGACTTGGTGGAGGTGGAAATGCTGCAAAAGGAGGTTCATCTGGACAAAATGGCTCAGCAAATACAGGTGGAGGTTCTGGTTCTGGTCAATCTGATGCAAGAACTGGTGGCTCTGGAGTAGTTATTTTACGCTATCCTAATACTTTTACAATTACAGTCGGTGCAGGTTTAACCTCAACTAGTAGTACAGATGGTTCGGATAAAATAGAAACATTTACCGCAGGAACAGGCACAATAAGTTTTAGCTGATATAATAGGAGAGATATGGCACATTATGCATTTTTAGACGAAGATAATATAGTAACAGAAGTTATTACTGGTATAGACGAAGATAGTACTGATACACTTCCTGAAGGTTTTGCTAGTTGGGAAGCCTGGTATGGAGATTTTAGAGGACAGACTTGTAAAAGAACTTCCTATAACACCAGTGCTAATGCACACAGTGGAGATGGAACTCCTTTTAGA